TGAAGGGTGGCTACGCAGGCATCCAGTTCTACAGCCCGTCGGTTTCCGGCAAGGGCGATGAGGCACCGACGGCGCTCTACGCCGACTTCGACTGCCCGAACAACCGCCTGTACGGCATCAACCCCGAAGTGCTGGTGTTCCACCAGGTCGGTGACGGGTTCCAGTTCATGGACCTCGACGGAGCGGTGATGAACCGTAAGCCCGACCTCGACGCCTACGAGGCCACGCTCTACATGTACGGCGAACTCGCCTGCAAGCAGCGCAACGCCCACTTCGTCATCAAGGATCTCACCGAGGTGACGATCTGAGATGGCGGCTTCCGTAGCAGTCACTTGGGGACCCGAAGTCCCCGGGAACCGCAAGCAGGTCATTGGCACGGTCACCTTCGACTCGTCGTACGCGACGGGCGGAGAGGCTGTGTCGCTGGCCGACCTTGGCCTCAACCGCTTGGACTGGCTGTCGGTGAGCACCACCGACGGCTACGTCCCAGCATGGGATGGTTCCACCTCGGCACCCAAGATCAAGTTGTATTGGGTCGACACCACCACCGACGGCGCTGCACTCGCTCAGGTTCCTTCCACCACCGATGTTTCGTCGGTTGTGGTTCGGTTCCTTGCACTCGGCGCCTGACCAACAACATCCCTTCAATCGACGGGGCCGGTTACCAAACGGTGACCGGCCTCGTCGTCTAGGATGACCCCCATGAATCGCGCAATAGACCTTATGGGCAACGTGGAGGGCGGGTCTGAAATGGCTGAGGTGTCGTGGGATGTCTACGACATTGCAACCAGGATTCAGCGTGGAGACGAGTCAGGCTGGCGGGGCGATCCGTCGGCTTCTCTCATGTTCAACCCTCTTGCCAACCGTTTCGAAGTGTGGATGGTGGACGCCACCAACACGCCGTATGTCGCCTGCTCCCACGACCGCTGCGACCACACCCTCATCACCAAACTGATCGAAGGTGACTGGCAGAAAGGCAAACAACTGGCCGAAGACATCATGAAGCGTAACCGTCAGATCAAAGACGCTCATGAGCAGGCCGAGAAAGATAAGCGTCAGGAACTGGCCGACAAACTTCATTGGGCGCTCGTCCGTGACCTCGGCCATCTCGAGGGCAGTAACCGTCGTATCCACTCCATGAACAGCAAAGGCAAGTAATGGCCGCCTACACCGTCAACACAGCCAAGCACGCCGTGCTGACCCCGTCGACGGTGGACACGGTCACATTCAACAACCCGTGCTCGTTCCTAATCCTGACCAACCGCACCACGAACGGCGACCCGATCTTCTTCACTTTCGGTGACCCCACCAAAGGCATCCCCGATCCGACCGTCAACGGAGACGACTGCTACGTCGTCGCTATCGGCATGACCCTGTCCATCCCCGGTGATGGCACCGCACCAATCCTGAAACTCATCTCCAATGGGGCGCAGAACTACAGCGCAATGGTGATCTAATGAACCGTTCCGAACTACGCACAGCCGTCAAAGACCGCCTCGCCATCCCCTCTGCTGGTGATGCCCTCATCACCGACACGTTTGTCAATACCAGCCTGAACGACGCCTTGAACCGCATCTCAGCCGAACGTGACTGGTGGTGGCTCGCATCGACCGCCACGCTGACCTTTGACACCGTGAACGGCGCAGCAACTCTCCCGTCGGACTTCATGCGCGCCAACAAACTTGTCATCAACGGCAATGTTGCCGAACCCGTCACCTTTGAGGATTACCTTGACGCCTCCGGCACCGAATCATCCTACGGGTGGATTGTCTACGGTTCACAAGTCAAAATCACCCCCGTGCCGTCATCATCGCTGACCGGCACCTTCTACTACTTCCGCAACGAACCAGCACTCTCGAGCGACGGCGCAAGCCCACTTCTGCCGGTCGCCTACCACTATGCGATCATCGCCTACGCAGCGTTCCTCTGCTGTGCTCGACGCCAAGACGAACAGCGTGCCAGCCTCTACATGCAGGAATACGGCAACTGGCTCCGCACTTTGAACGACGACAACCGGTCAACGATCAACAAGCGCATCAAGTTCAACCGGGCTAACGACTACGCCTCCTGGGAATAGCCGATGGGCACATTCCAACTCACCTACGATGACTTCACCGGCGGTTACTACATGGGTGACCGCATCCAAGCACAACCTCAGAACGCATGGATTGGCGAAAACGTCATTCAAAACCCTCGAGGTGAACTAATCCCAGTTGCTACCACGCTGGCCTCAACAACCACCAAACCAGCCGGAACCTATACCGATCTTCGCATCTATGACCATTGGATCGTGGGCGAAAACTCGTATTCGTTTGCCCGATGGACGGGAACTAGCGACGCTTCCCAAATGATTGTCGACAAACTGGACTACATTTCCGGTGGCTCCAGCACCTACACATTGACCGGCAAACTCGTTGGCGAAGTCGCCTACGACGCAGAAAACGCTGTGTTCTTCTATCTAACTGACCAAAGCGTCGTTCGCAAAGTCACCACCGCCGGATCAGACACCTCCGTATCAACGGTGTTCTCCACGACCGCTGCGCTAACAAACGTCGTACTGTCCGGCTACCGACTGTTGCTGTGGGGTCCCACCAAAAAACTTCTCTACTACTCCAACACAACCCGAACCACATTCGCCACCACCGACTACTACGAATTTGAAGCCAACATCATTGGCGTCTACCCACGCCCGAACGACATCCTTGTCATCACCGAAGAAGGCGCCTACTCGATGGTGGGTGTCCTCGGATCGTCCATCACCATTCAGCGCATCCTCGCCATCGCTGACGTCATGGACGGCATGCGAGACGGAGCCATCTCCGGTCGAAGCCTGATCTTCCCCGACTCATCCAAAATCGGCTTGATTGACAACCGGCTCTACGAACTAGGTGGATCATCAGTATCCCCTATTGCCACATTCAACACCAACACCTTCCTCGCCAACCTTGTTGACGCCGAACAAGTCGTACGCGTCCAATCGGTGAACGACGGCCGTATTTGTGCCGCTTGGGCTAACGGCGAGGTCTACACCGCCGACAAAAACGGCGTATGGTGCTTCCTCAAATCATCCTCCGGATCAACCACCGCAGGCGCCAACCGCCATTGCATCTCCCGGTTCGCCGTCAACTCACACAACGAATACTTCGCTATCGCCTGGGTAGACATGAGCAACCTGAGCGTCAAACTCGTCAGATACGTTCATAACTTCCCTGTTCCCTGCAAAGAAGGGTATTCGTTCAACTACGCCAACAATGTGACATCAAGCAGCGGAGCGACCGGCACAGCCACCCTGGCCGAGTATTGGCACAACAAACCAATGCGGGTCGTGGACATCATGGCCGAAATTGTCCTAGACGACAAAGACAAAATTGCTGTTTCCGGCAACGTCGGCATCGGCTGCACCGTCACCCCGCTCGGCGTCGTGGACACCGCTCCCGCCGACGTGCCGTCGCTGACAACCTCCACACAGACCTACACCGTTTCCAACTCCAGTCTGACCGGCTGGCCCATCCGAGCCATCTACCGTTTCCGAGCCGACTCGGCAGCCAGGGGATACGGCGTCAACATCCAAATGTCCATCAACTCGGTTCGCTTGCGTCGAGTTGTCGTCACCTGCGAGGACTAATGCCCGAGTTCTCCTTCGTGGTTCGAGGCGCCGAAATCAGCAGTCTCGAGAAACCCGACAAAGACAAAATGGAAGTCCGAGATCAGGACCTTGAACGAGAACTAAAGATCGTTATGCCCATCGGTGGCATCATCCGCTGGCATACCTCAATCGCCATCCCCATCGGCTGGCTTGATTGCAACGGTGCATCGCTGGACAAGGTTGAGTATTCAGCCCTGTTTGGCGTCATTGGGTACACTTACGGAGGTTCCGGATCGAACTTCACCCTGCCAACTATCAGCGGTTACATCATTAGATACTAAAGGAGGCAGGCATGACGATTCCCCCGGCCCTAGCCCAGCCTTCCGTATCCCAGGCTCCCATCGAGACGACCGACCCGAACGCCGTCTCTAAAACCATCCTTGACGCCAAAGGCGATCTGATTGTCGCCACAGCCGCCGACACGCCCTCCCGGCTTCCTGTTGGCACCAACGGCTATGTTCTCCTAGCCGACTCGACACAGACCACCGGCATCAAATGGGCACCCGATCCGACCTCGTCCTCGTTTGACGCCAAAGGCGACCTGCTGGTCGGTACAGCCGACAACGCCTACACCGCCCTCCCTGTCGGCTCCAACGGGCAGGTTCTTGTCGCAGACTCCACCCAGGCGTCCGGCATCAAATGGTCATCCGAAACCGACCCGAACTCCATCAACAAATCCATCATCGACGCCAAGGGAGACTTGGTTGCCGGGCAGGCTGACGACACCCCAGCGCGCCTACCCATCGGCACCAACGGCCAATACCTGATCGCAGACTCCGCTCAGACCCTCGGCATGAAATGGGCTGATCCGAGCATCGCCCTTGGGACGCAAACCACCGGTGACTATGTCGCCGGAGTCAGCGGAGGTACAGGCGTTTCGGTGACCGGCTCCGGCGGAGAAGGCTCCACCCCGAGCATCGCTATCGGTCAGTCCGTCGGCACCGGCGACACCGTCGCGTTCGGCGGCCTGAACGTCGACTCCGGCACCCTGTATGTCGACTCCACAAACAACCGGATTGGTATCAACACCACCAGTCCGGCGTACAGCCTAGATGTCACCGGTGACGGGCATTTCAGCACCAACCTGACAGTTGACGGAACTATCTACGCCCCACACATCCACGGCGACCTTGCTGGGCTCGTCTACTTCCACGTCAAAAACACGACGGCATCGCTCATCCCGAACGGCACCCCCGTCTACATCACCGGCACCGTCGGCTCAACACAAGTCTGCGAAATCGCCCCCGCAGATGCCTCCAACCCAGCCAAAATGCCTGCTATCGGCATCACCGACGGCGACATTGGTGTCAATGCGAACGGTCATGCCGTCATCGTGGGCGACCTTGACTCGCAGAACACCGCTATCTACAGCATCAACCAGCCCCTGTACGTTGCCTCCGGCGGCGGCATCACCGGAACACGCCCAACCAATGCCTCCGACGTCATCCAAATCGTTGGCCATGTCAGCCGAGTCAACACCAACACCGGAGGCATCGTTGTTGCCTGCGGCCCATCGGCCACAACACCAAACACGATTAGCATCACCGGCAACATCACGACCACCACAGGCCAGTTCAACGGCTCCGGCGCCGGTCTGACCAGCATCCCCGCAGGACAGCTCACCGGCACCGTCCCGAGCGCACAGATCGGCAACGACAGCGTCGCCCTCGGCACCAAAACCACCGGCGACTACGTCCAAACCCTGACCGCCGGAACAGGCGTCACCGTCACCGGAGGCACCGGGGAAGGCTCCACGCCGACGGTCGCCATCGGCCAAGCGGTAGCGATCACCGACAGCCCCCAGTTCGTCGGCCTGACCACGACCGGCACCGCCACCCTGAACGCCGCCAGCGTCACCAACAGCCTCTCAGCCAACAGCATCTCGTCCACCACCTCGCTGACCAGCGCCACCCTGATCGTGGACGGCATCGAGATCGACACAACCGGCGCCACCACCAACCAGGTGCTCGCCTACAACGGCACCAAGTTCGTGCCCACAACCGGTGGCGGAGGTGGGGGAGCAAGCGTCACCGTCTCAGCCACCCCACCGTCCAGCCCAACAACCGGCGACCTGTGGTACGACTCAGACACCGCAGCGACCTACATCTATTACGACAGCGTATGGTCGGAAATTGGCGGCTCGACAGGTTCTAACACCCCATCGGACAACGTGTCAGTTATTCTTGGCGCAAGCGTTTTCAGGTAGGGGTTATGAGCGGACGATACGGCGAAAAAACACGGACAACCGAAGCGGCATCAAAACTAGGGAGAGCCGCAACGACCGAAATAATTGTAACAGCCTCTCCTGCTCCGGCAGCAAGTTCTTCGCCGGTAACAATCGCTGGCACCGAATACATTATTTGGACTGTTACTGCCAATACCACTTTGACATTTGCGGGATGTCCATCAACAGCCAAAGCAGAATTATTGCTGGTTGGTGGCGGCGGGAATGGTGGAATTGATCCAGCAGCAAATGGTTCTAGCGGTGGCGGCGGCGCAGGTGGTCTTATTTTGAAAACTGTTGCGGTTAGCAGCGGGGATTATCCGATTGTAATTGGTGCTGGTGGAGGAAATAGCAGCACAGGTTTTTCCGAAACCGCTCCCGGGGGAACTGCAGGAGGGCCGGGCAAAACGGGTGGTGCGTCAGGCGGCCCCGAACCATACCCCGCTGGAACCAATGCCCCACTAGGAGGGTCAGGTGGTGGTGGGGCAAGTATGCGAGGAACTGGCGGGCTTGCTCCCTTCGGCCCCGGTGGTACTGGCCCGCATCGAGGCGGTTATGGTGGGGCAGGAACACGCGTTTATTTCCCCGGAACAGCCCCCTATGGAATGATTGGTGGCGGCGGTGGCGGTGGGGCTAATGGCCCCAGCGGTACGGGCGGTGTTGGTGGCACCGGCGGTGGCGGCGCAGGTGGGCCAAACGGCAGTCTGGGCACTAACGGAACAGCGAATACTGGTGGCGGCGGTGGTGGTGCTGGTGCTTATCCCACCACACAAACCGCCAGTACGGGTGGTTCCGGCGTGTTGTACGTCCGTTACGAAAGGTATCAAGCATAATGGCACACTTTGCAGAATTAGACGACAACAACATTGTTCTTCGAGTCGTCGTGGTATCCAATGCCGACCTTCTAGATGACAACGGCGTTGAGCAAGAGGCTCTTGGCATCGCCGTATGTCAACAGCAACTTGGTGGACGATGGGTACAAACGTCCTACAACAGCAACTTTCGAGGCCAATACGCAGGAATTGGCATGCGATACGATGACGTCCTAGACGAATTTGTCACCGTTGAACAGCCGACCGAGGAACAGCCGACCGAGGAACAGTAATGGCCATTGACTTTCCCAACTCCCCAACCGTCGGAGAGAACTACACCGTCGGCAACCGCACCTGGCAATGGGACGGCACCTCATGGAACCTACAAACCACATTCCTTGACCCGATCCCCAAAACCGTCGTCGACGCCAAGGGCGACCTTGTAATCGGTACCGCTTCGGACACCGTCGGACGCCTCGGCGCCGCTACTAACGGCCAGTTGCTAGTTACCGACTCGGGCACTTCAGAAGGCGTAAAGTGGTCGCAGGCGTGGCAAGATAGCAACTTCGTGATGACCGTCGGCGTATTCGCATAGGAGACACAAATGGCAACCTTCAGTAAAGAACTCTTGTCGGGTTCAACCCGAGGCAAGATGATTGCCGTCGCCGCCACCGCAACCCCCGGCACCACCATTCATGCGACCGGCACCTCGGCCACGATTGAGGACGAAATTTGGTTGTATGCCGTCAACAGCGACACCACAGCCCGCAAACTGACTGTCGAGTTCGGTGGCACCACGACCGCCGACCTGATCGAGTTCACCGTCCCCGCCGAATCCGGCCTCTACCTGATCGTGCCTGGACTTGTGTTGACCGGCACCGGATCAGCAGCCACGACGATCACGGCTTTCGCCGCCACGGCCAGCGTCATCAACATCGCCGGATACGTCAACCGAATCACCCCGTAACGCCATGTCACTCAGGTATGGGGACAAAACTCGAGTCGGGCTAGCAACGCCAGTTGCCGGACGCAATGATCCCGTTGGAGCATCGCCCGTGACAGTTACTGCATCTCCGGCCCCAGCAATGACATCTACAGCCGTCACCATTGCCGGTCAAAGTTACACCGTATTGACAATTACTGCTTCAACGACACTCACTTTCAGCGGTACACCATCGTCAGCGCAGGCAGAAGTGATTATGGTTGCCGGTGGTGGTGGCGGTGGTGACGGTGGTGGAGGCACACCCATCCTGCCACCCAGCCCTCCTACTCGGATGGGTGGTGGTGGTGGTGCCGGTGGGTTCATTTATGAGATTGTGCCGATTGGAACTTCGCCGTATCCGGTGGTCGTTGGTGGTGGCGGAGCGGCACGGGCGAACGGTAGCAACACGACCGGTTTCAGTTTGACAGCAACGGGCGGCGGTTGTGGTGGTGGTTTCAACCCAGCAGTACCAACCACAGGGGTACTACCAGCCGGTAATGGTGGCTCGGGTGGGGGAACTTATGGCATCCCGGGAACTGCGGCTACATCGGGTGGTACGGGCACATCATTCCAAGGTTTCGCTGGTGCTGGAACTCCGAGTTTCAACAGCATTTATCACGGTGGCGGTGGCGCGGGGTCAACAGGTTATTACAATTCTTTTACTGCTTCACCGTCCCCCGTTCCCGACGGTTATGCCTATGGTGGACAGGGACGCTATGTGTTCTTCCCCGGGAGCGCACCAACGTACACTTGGGTTGCTGGTGGAGGAGGGGGAGCCGTTTCACAAAACCCACCATTTTCTACCGGCGGTCAAGGTGGCGGTGGTTCCGGGGTAATCATTGGAGGGTCTGCGCCCACAACCACAGGTGCTACAGCCGGAACAGCAAACACCGGTGGCGGTGGCGGTGGCGGTGCAGGCAGTCTTCTTGTGCCAGCACCATTACAACCCGGAAAGTCGGGTGGTTCCGGTGTTATTTATGTTCGATTCAAGAGTTCACAATAACAATTACGAAGGGGAAATTACATGGGATTCAATTCCGACACAGGAATAACTAGCGGACCGCTCGTCGTCCGACAATTGTTTGACCCAATCACCCACGAAGCAATCAAACAGTTCCTAGACGACCGCGTCCCCATGATGAGCGTCGGCGTCGACGAAACCGACTTTGTCCGCACCTACGCCCACAACGTCCCCTATTTCGTGGGCATCCACAGACAGTTAGCGGAATACGCCAGCGAAGTGTTCGGTGAGAAAGTGAAACCGTCCTACTCGTTCCTGTCCATGTATCAGGACAACGGCATCTGTCCTTTGCACATTGACCGACCGCAATGCCGATACACGATTGACTACCTGATCCGCCAAGACCAGCCGGACCCGTGGCCTATTCTCATCGGTGACCACATGACCGACGAACAGCGTCAAACATTGGACGAATCCGGCGACGGACACCCCGAAGACGACGACGCCATTCAGGCTCGTATTGACGCCGAAAACTGGCATGAAGTGCTTCTTAGCCCCAACGACGCTGCCTGTTACTCGGGCACCCACTCATGGCATTACCGGCCCAAACGGCTTGCCGGAACCGCCGATCTAGTGTTCTTCCACTTCGTACCGGAGGCGTTCGATGGTCCGCTCAACTGATCCCGTCAACCTGACCGTAGACCTACCCAAACTGCGTCCAGCAAGCGCAGCCGGAGGCGGATGGCCCCTACGCCAAGACCCCGTCGAAAACTTTGCTTGGTCCAAAAACGCCTTCACATCCGCCGAACTGGATGCCATCATCAACATCGGACAAAGCATCGAGATCGAGCGGGCCTCCACCTACGGAGGAAGCGACCCCAAAATCCGAGACTCCTACGTCAATTTCCTGTTCCCGAACGAGGTCACCGGCTGGGTATTCGAACGGATCGCTGCAGTCATCAACGAAATGAAC